GATTCAATAATTGTTTACGTTGAAAAGCTTGGATAAATCTACCTTTTCTAACAAAACCTTTAACTTTAACATCTTTCTTTTCTTTCCTCTTAGGAGATTGTACTTCTCCTGCAAAAGTAATAAACCTAAAATCTTCCATTTATTTATTAAACACAATATTATTTATATTTGGTAATTTAGAGATTTTTTTGAGTAGATCTCTATCTCTAATAATATCATCACTATATAGAGAGAATTTAATTGAATCATCTATTATAGTAGTCTCAAAATTACTTAACTTAGCTAACATATCTTCAGTTTCATCCAAGTAAGATTGATAAGTATTACGAGTAGTTATTAACTCACTAGCTTTTCTATACTGCTTATCTAAGTTATTTAATTCACTACTATTCCATACATTATTACTATAAGGATAGTTCTTATTTGCTTTACCCATTATCTCCGATCTATAAAGATTAACAAAATTATCTACTTTATCAATACCACTAGGAAGTTTTTGTAATTCTTTAGCTAAGACTTTCTGTTGTTCCAATACTTTTTTAATATATGTTTCTTGAGTATCTATTAGTAAAGTTCTATCTACTAAACTTCCGCTATTAATCCTAGATGTACTAAGAGAACGAATAGTTTCTTTATTTGTACTAATATTATTTAGTTCTTTTTTAATAGAATCAATATTAGATATTACTTTATCTAGTGCTTTAGTTTTAGTATAAGAAGAAGTAATTTCATTAATATCACTTGAAGTAGTTCTTAAGTCTACAGCTTTTTGTTGAGTATCAATACCTTCTAAAGTTGAATCTAATACCTTACTCTCAATACTTATTTTCTCTCTTAATCCTTTTCTTTCTAATGTTAAGTTATCCCTTATAGTTTTCAATTGAGTATCAGTTAAACTTAAAGCTTTTCTACTTCTTACATTATTAAGAGCCTCTTCTAAAGTTAGGTTAGTAGGTAAGTTATTTCTATTAGCTAGGATTTCTCTATTAGTATCTACAGACATTTGAGAATTAATATTATTAACTGTATTTTTTAAATTACGAGTATCTTCTAAATGTTTAGTGATAAGAGAATCATATTTAGTCCTAGAAGTAATATAAGTATTGTATAAAGATTGTCTAGTTTCTAAAGGAACTGAAGTATCATATATTATATTTCTTAACCTGTAATACTCTTCTCTAGCATTTTCTATAGGTCTTAAACTTTGAACATAATCAGGAATATCATCTACAACTTGATTAAAAGTCTTAGGAGCTAAGTTCAATACTTTATAAGGTTTATTAGTTATAACTTCATCTATTTGGTCTAATATTACTTCCTCTACTAATTCAGGAGATGTTTTAGGAGATAGATTAATAGGAGTACCTAAAAGATTATTAGTCTCTAGTTGTACTGCTCTAAATACATCATCACTAACATCTAACACTTCTTTAGTATCTTCTATTTGTTTAGGAGTAAGTTTAAGAGGAATTTTTACTTTAGGTCTACCTAGTAAATTATTGATAGTGTTTCCTATATTAGTGGTTACATTTTGGATAGTTTTAGGAATGTCTATTTTCTTTTTACCTAATTGATTATAAGCTAAATATGCTCCAGCTACAGATAATAATCCAACACCTGAAAGTAACAAAGCATTATCTACTTGAGGTATAAATGATTTTTCTTTTCCATCACCTTCAGTCCCTACCAAATAACACCAACAAGATACATGAAAAGGAGGGAATAGTGAATACTTACCGTTATATTTAGTATCTACTTTTCCTCTGTATACTTCATTAATATCTAAAGGTGCATCATTACTTCTACCTAAACAATGAGTACAAAGAATAGGCATATATTTCTCACTATCTTCTGCACTATAAACTTTCTTTAAACTACCATACTTAGATAATGCAACTTCTCTATTAATTCTATTTTCTTTCTCATTGGTAATTTTTACTCTTGTATAACCTAACTCTTCTAACTTTTTCAAGCGACCAATATTATAAGCAACAGAGATTTCAGTTTCAGCTATTCTCTTAATTCGTTTAATACCAAAAGTGTCAATAGGTAACTTATCCTCACCTGCTAATTCCTTTAAGACTTTTAGGTCTTTTGTTTTAGTAGTAAGGCTATCAAATAGTTTTTGTTCTCTATTTTTATCTCTTACTCCATTAGTGTTATCAAAATAGTTCTGAATCTTATTTATTACTTTCTGCTTATAATCTTTACTAACACTACCAGCTAATAAAAGAGTTCGTTTATCTTGGTAAATAGTTCCAAACTCAGTTGAATTTAAAATATCAATACCAGTATCTTTATTCTCAGGAGTAGGACTTTTAGCTTCAGATAGTTTAAGATCTAATGTTCTAATGGTTTCCTGTAAATCTCTTATACGAACCGCAGTTTGTTCACTTTGAGTACCAGAACTACTTCCTAAATACTTATCTAAATCTCTAGTAATTCCTTTAAGAGTAGCTTTTAAACTATCTTTAGTATATCTATCAGACTTTTTATTTATATCTTTTTCAAGTCTAATTATTCTTTTGTTAAGATCTTGAAGAATTTCTTTCTCTGCACTAATCTCTTTTCTTTTTTTTATTACTTCTGTATCTGATTTAGCAAAAGTGATAATACTATTAGATTGTTCATAGTTACTAATAGTTCTCTTAGGAGTAGTATTCAATACATCTTTTTGTCCTAACATCCAGTGATAATTCCATAATTCATCTAAAGCATTTTTAATTACTAATGTAGGTAACTTAAAATCTTTAGCTATCTCAGAAATTACACTTTTATCTCCACTATTTAGCTTTTTCTTATATGGAGTAAGGAATTGCGTATTGAAATTATAAAGCTTACTCTCAATACTATTTAAGAAATTATCAACATATTTAGTATTAAGACTACTTTGACTTATTTTTTTCTTCAACTTACTTGTCATTTATAAATTCCTGCAATATAATATATCAATACCATAACAAATGTAAAAACTAAAAGACTATATGACCACATTTTCTAAGATTGAAAAGAAAGCTCTGATTGTTCGAGTTCAAGATAAAGTAAAAGAAGCAGGTAAATCTCTTATCTCTCAAGCTTTACTCTCAGTAATCTTTGATGCAGTATTTGATACTATTGCAGAAGTATTAGCTGAGGGTAATGAGGTTACTACTAAGCTCGGAGTATTCAAGCTTAAGACAGTGAAAGATGCTAATAGACGAGATATTGGAAAGAATACTACTTTACCCGTTAAAGGATATTACCGTCCTCGCTTAGCTCTTAATGATAGGATTCGTAAAGAGTTTATGGCAAGAGGATATTCTTTTCTACCATATACCACTAAGACTGAAGAGTAGAGCAATTAAAATCTAAATCTGTTATTACTAACTGAACCGAATATTTTAGAAGGAGGAGTATCATTGAAGATATTTCTCCTTTGTTTTATATGTTCAGGTATTATTACTTGGCTTTCTTCTATACTAGCAATTTTTCCATTTCGTTCTAACCAAAGAATTCCGTAGCAAAACGCATCCATTACGTCATCATAACGAGTAAGGGGAAATGTAACTATTTGATCTTTTAAACTTTCTATTTTCTCACAAGACTCTTTAGTAGGGAAATATATCTTGCCAGCCATAAATGCAGGAAGAGTAGCTTTCAACCTATTCTCTTTCTCATTTCCATAGTCTTTAGGTTCAAGAGCTATAATACCGGGAATCTCTTTTGATAGAACATTGATAAGAGCTGCTCCCATACTCTTTTTCTCAATTAACTTATAAGAGATAGGATACTTAGCTAATAGCTTTTTAACTTCTAATATTTGGTCATCAAAACCTAATCTTTTCTCTACTACATCTACTACATAATATCTACCTTCATAAATTCCAAATACTACTAATCCAGTGAAACACGCATCATCCTGAACTGATTCAGCTAAATCGGCTGCTAATATATATTGATCGTAAGGTGGAGCATTTTGATATTCTTTGAAGTATTTATTAGAGATTATATTCCCAGCCTGACCTTTTACATTTTGCTGACATTGACGCTCAAACTCAATTGTTCCCATCTCTTCTTCTAATTGAAGTACATCTTCCATAGTCATTAGTTCTGGAATTAGTATTTCACCAGGAGTCTTTCTCCAATCTTTAAAACCTAATTTAGTTGAGCTATTAGATACTCCAGTAAATAACAAAGGCAATTCTAAAATGTCATAGCCACCTTGTTCTCTTAAAAATCCAGAAGGATCATTTTCAGCTAATCTTTGTTGAATTAATATAACTACTTTTTCTTCACTGGTTTTATTGAGACGATTAATTAAAGTACCTTGAATAAAATCATTAGTTCTTTTTTTAATAGTAGCTGAATACGCATCTTTAGCTTTTAAAGGGTCATCTAAGATAATCACATCTGCTCCTACACCAGTAATAGAGCCACCAATACCTACAGTAGATCTTTCACCACCATAATTAGTATTGTAATATTCCTGAGTATTTTTCTTAAGAGTTATAGGGTTTTCTGTATATTCCTCAATACTGCTCTGAACTTTCTTATAATAATCATGTTGTACTAAAGCTCTATTTTTTTCAGAACACTTTTCAGCAATAGTAGCAGTATAACTACAATAAATAAACTTAAGATATGGTTTCTTTAGCCACCAATAAGCAGGGAAATATACCCCCGTTAATAAAGTTTTAATAGTTCTAGGACTAATATTGATTATTAATCTTTTGATCTGCCCTGACATAATAGCTTCTAAATGTTCACATAAAGCGCCTACTAATCTACTATCTCTAAATTCGTTAGGTTCAACATAATCGAACCCAACTTTAAGAAAATCATAAAGTGAATTAGAAGCATTGAGATATTTTTGCTGATTGAGTAAGAATTCTATCTCTTGGTCTAAAAATTTAATTTTGTCTATTTGCGATCTTTTCTTTGACATTACTTGATATAATATTAGTTACTTTACCTCAATGATATATGATTACTAAAAAAATTGTAAACGGAAAAGAGCTAGTGACTTCTTGTACTCTCGCTAATTGCTGTTTAACTTTTGAGAAACTAGAAAATGGGGATATTAAACTTACTAATGAAAAGAATCAAGAGTTAGTTTGTTCAAGAGATGAACTTATTGAAGTAGCTAGTTACATCAAGAAAGAAGTTCCTGCTCTTTAATTTATCTGTTATAGTATTGAAAGAATCTCTACTTTGGTGGGGATCTTTTATTTTTAGTAATGAGATAAAATATATGAGTTTAGAAAATATTGGCATAATAGAATCAAAGATAAAAATATCAGAGTCAATACCCAAAACAGTAATTTATATGACAAAAGTTCAACCTACTTCTTATCAAATCTCTAGATTGGAAAAAACCATTGAATATTTAGATAAGCTTAAAGGAGAAGCTATTGAGTCTAATGGTAGTGATTCAATTATCTATTATACTTTTGCTGTCCTTGATTACTTTGCTAAACAAGTATA